AATTAGCAGATGCAATAGGTGGTCAAACACAACAACCAGTACAAGCATACGTAGTTGCAAGTGATGTATCTACTGCACAAGAGTTAGACAGAAATATAATTGAGAGTGCAAGTATAGGATAAACGCAAAATTTAAAATTAAAAACGTTATATAATTATGAAAATAATAGAACTTATTTTAGATGAGGAACAAGAGGAAACTGGAGTAGAAGCTATTTCGATTGTAGAAAGTCCAGCTATTGAATCAGACTTTATTGCTTTAAAAGACCAAGAAATAAAATTGGCTAAAGTAGATGGTGATAAGAAAATCTTAATGGGTGCTTTGTTAATACCTAATAAACCTATTTACAGAAATGGTGCAGAGGGTGAATATTACATTTACTTTTCAAAAGATACAGTACAAAAAGCATCACAAATGTATCTAAAGAATGGCTACCAGCATAACAGTACATTGGAACATAAAGAAACTTTAAGTGGTTTAACACTTGTTGAAAGTTGGATCGTAGAGGATGAGGTACAAGACAAGTCAAGAAAATATGGATTAAATGTACCAGTAGGAACTTGGATGGGTGCAGTAAAAGTTAATAACGATGAAATATGGCAAGAGTATGTTAAGACAAATAAAGTTAAAGGTTTTTCTATTGAGGGGTACTTTGCAGACAAAATGGAAGCACCTAATGACAAGATTAAAGATGAGTATTCAAAAGATAAAAGTAATCAAGAGATATTAAATAAAATCATAAATATATTGACCAATGAAAAATAACATTGAAAAGGTATATGGTAAACTACCTAAAAAAGTAAACCTTAAAAATCATAAAGTAGATTTAAGTTTAATTGGAGATATTGAAGAACTTAATACAAAAGTTGAAGAACAAGCTAAAGAATTAGATAATGAAGTTGCAAGAATGATTAATGTAATAGCTGATTTAATGTTAGAAGTTGGAAGTTTAGATATTTTATATAATAATCTTGCAAATGATGCTAATGATTTAATAATAAAATCTGAACAATTACAAGATGCTTTAGATGAAATTGGTGTTGGTGGTAATACAACAGATGCAAATATAAATGCAACAATGGTTATTAATTATGTTGAGCAAGTTTACCAAGAATATCTTAATGTAACAGATGCAATAAATAAAATAGATTTAAGATCATAAATAAATAAAAAAATGAAAAGTAGATTAGAAAAAGTATTAGATAAAATGCCTAATAAAAAGGTAGATTTAAAAGCACAAAAAGTAGCTTTAGGGTTGATAGACCAGTTAGGTTATAGCTATGATGAAATAGAAGATCAAGGGGGTTTATTATCTTATTTAGCTTACGAATGGCATCAAGAAAAATTTGAAGAATACAGACAAGCGTGGATGACATTAAACGATGAATATAAACATAACGCAAGTGCAGTTTTAAGGTTTGATGATGTTTCAAGTGATATTGATACTTTAAATGAAATTGCAGTTAGAGCAGAAGAATTAGGTATTGATCCAAGTGATGTTTATGATAGGTTTTATGATCATCTTGAAAGACTTAACGAAATGCGTGAAGCAGATAGTGATTATCAAAGAAATGAAATGGAATTTAGAGATTGGTCTTAATGCAAAGAAACAACAAAAATAAAACCTTTATACCAAGTAGAACATCACCTACTGGTTCATCACGTGCTTGTTTATGTTGGGATACCAATACATATTCTATTGATTGTTGTGATGGAGATATAAGATCACAAGGCATAGGAGTAATAACAAGAACAGACTGAAAACGCAAAAAATAAATTAAAAATCGTTATATAAGTATTATGAAAGCAACCAAAATGTTAAATGACATTAAAACACTTCTAAATATCGAGGTAAAACTTGAAGATATGAAGTTAGAGAATGGAACAGTTATAACAACTGAATCATTAGAAAAAGGAAACGAAGTATTCATTGTAACAGATGATGAAAAAGTAGCAATGCCAGTTGGGGAGTATATCCTTGAAGATGGTAAATTATTGATCGTAGAGGAGGAGGGTATCATTGCAGATGTAAGAGATGTATCTGATGATGTACCAGCTAAAGAAGAAACAACTGAAGATTTAGAAGAAGAAACTATTGAAACTGAAGTACCAGAGGAAGTAGCATCAGAAGTTGAAGCAATAGTTGAAGCAGTAGTTGAGGTTATTGCACCAGTTATTGAAGAAGTAAAATCTGAAATTGAAGAACTTAAAAAACAATATGCTTCTTTAATGGATGAAAAAGTAGATGATAAGAAAAAAGAAGATTTATCAGCTGCAACAAAACCAATTACAAGAAATTCACAACCAAAAACTAATAAAGCAAAAGTAGAATTTGGAAGTGGTAAATTCGGAACAACTTTAGATAGAGTATTAAATAAATTAAATAAATAAAAATAGAAATGGCAAATTTAAGAAAAACAAATCTTGCAACTACTACAAGCATCACTACTACTTATGCTGGTGAATTTGCTGGAGAGTATATTGCAGCAGCTTTATTATCAGCATCTACTATTGATGATGGTGGTGTTACAGTTAAAGCAAATATCGCTTATAAAGAAGTGATTAAAAAATTAGCAACTGGTAGTTTAGTAAGTGCTGCAAGTTGTGATTTTACACCTAATTCATCTGTAACATTAACAGAAAGAATTATACAACCAGTAGAACTACAAGTTAACCTACAATTATGTAAGTATGATTTTGTAAACGATTGGGAAGCACAACAAATGGGATATGGTTTAGGACAGTCTTTACCACCTAAATTTTCAGACTTTATGATTGCTCACGTAGCAGCAGAGGTTGCTCAAAATACAGAATTTTGTATTTGGCAAGGAGATACAACTGCTGGTTCTAACAATTCTTTTGATGGATTTGAAAAACTAATTGCAGCAGCAGCAAGTGCTGGGGATATTCCAGCTGCACAACAAGTAACTGGAACTACATTAGATGCTTCAAACATTGTTGCTGAATTATCTAAAGTGGTAGATGCTATTCCAGCATCACTATACGGAAAAGAAGATTTATTCCTTTACATTGGTTCTAAAGCAGCTAAACTATATGTTCAAGCATTAGGAGGTTTTGGTGCAAACGGATTAGGAGCAAATGGTGTAAACAATATGGGAACACAATGGTGGAACAACGGATCACTAACTGTAAATGGTGTTAAGATTTTTGTATGTCCTGGAATGTCAGACAACAAAATGTATGCAGCACAACGTTCTAACCTATACTTTGGAACTGGTATCTTAAATGATACTAACGTAGTAAAAGTATTGGATATGGCAGATTTGGATGCTTCAAACAATGTAAGAATGGTAATGCGTTTCACAAGTGCAGTACAATTTGGAATTGCAGAAGATTTAGTAGAGTACGCTTAAAATTAATTAACCAATAAAATAGGGTAGGTAGGTTATTATCTACTTACCCTTTTTTTTTAAAAAAATATATATATGTCTTGCTTATTAACAACTGGTAGAAAAATACCTTGTAAAAGTGCCTTTGGAGGGATTAAAAGAGTATATTTTGCTGATTATGGAGATATTACATCTGTAACAGTAGATGGTACAACTAAAGAAGCTACAATAGCTGGTAGTCCAACTTGGTACGAATTTGATGTTAAGGGAAATTCATCTTTAGAAACTACTGTAACAAGTAGTAGAGAAAATGGAACAACCTTTTATACTCAAACTTTAAACTTAACACTAACTTATTTAGATGCAAAAACACAAGCAGAATTACAAACACTTGCAGTAGCAAGACCGTATGTAGTTGTAGAGGATTATTACGGAAATAGCTTCTTATGTGGTTTTGAAAACGGAATGGAATGTACTGGAGGTACAGTAGTAACTGGAGCAGCAGCTGGAGATTTAAGTGGTTTCACACTTACCTTTGAGGGTATGGAAGAAACTGCACCTTACTTTTTAGATGCAGCAGTAACTGGAGATTCAGCACAGATTGATCCAACTGCATAAATTTAATTTTAGTTAATAAATTAAGCATCCTTATGGGGTGCTTTTTTTTTGCAATATAATTTATACAAATTAGCCAATTATTTACGTTATATAGTTGATGATTATATTAAGCACAAGTGCAAACGCACAAACGTTATCTGTAATACCAAGAGAATATGTAAGTAGTTTTGTTATGACTGTACGAGATGATAGTACAAATGTAGCAGAAACTTATAATATTACTACTGCATCACAAGTAGGTAATTATTTAACATTTACAAATGTATTTAATTTAGTAGAGAATCGTTTTTATGATTTAACTTTGGAAACTGCAAGTGGTGTTATTTATAGAGATAGAATATTTTGTTCAGACCAAGATATAGACCAAAATGATAATGATTATTATGATTTAAACGATGGTCAATATACACCCTATAATGGCTCTGATAATACATATATAGTAATATAAAAGCAAAGCTTTTTAATATGAAAAGACAAAGAAACAGTAAAGGACAATTTGTAAAAGCATCAAAGGTATCAGAATTTGGCTTTGTTAATTTAAGCACCTACACAAGTCCAGAAATTAAAGAAGTAAATGGTGAGGATTGGATTGAGTATGGAGCAGACAACAATTATTTTCAATACTTAATAGATAGATATAATGGTTCTCCTACTAATAACGCTGCTATTAATGGCATTAGTCAAGCTATATATGGAAAAGGATTAAATGCTACTGATAGTAACAGAAAACCTAACGAGTATGCTCAAATGATTGCATTGTTTAAAAAGGATGTAGTTAGAAAAGTATGTTACGATTTAAAATTAATGGGTAATGCTGCTATACAAGTAATTTATTCTAAAGACAGAAGTAAGATTGTTCAATTAGAGCATATACCTATTGAAACATTACGTGCTGAAAAATGTGATGAGAATGGTGAAATACCAGCATACTATTATTTTGATGATTGGGCAAATATAAAACGTAGTGATGATCCATTAAGAATACCAGCTTTTGGAATGTCTAAAGAGGGTATAGAGATTTACTACATAAAACCATATAAAAGTGGTTTCTATTATTACAGTCCAGTAGATTATCAAGGTGGGTTACAATATGCAGAGTTAGAAGAAGAAGTATCTAATTACCATTTGAACAACATAATGAATGGTTTAGCACCATCAATGTTGATTAACTTTAACAACGGAACACCTAACCAACAAGAAAGACAATTAATAGAAAAGAAGATAGCACAAAAGTTTAGTGGAACATCTAATGCTGGGAAATTCATTTTAGCTTTTAACGAT